TACCCAACACTTTAAAATCAAAAATAGCTACATCGTTTTCATTATCATTGTATCTAATATGAAAAGTCCATCCTTGATCAACTAGCTTCTTTCCATCAGGGTCGTTCAAAATCGCATCAACTAACTTATCTAACATATATTCTTCACACATAACCGCTAAAACTTTATTTTTCCCAGTTGGATCGTTTCTTTCTTGATAAATAAAAAAACCACATTTATTAGGTTTTAAATTTGTTAACCCACCTAAATATAAACAAAGAAAATCTTTGCATCCCTGAGGTCTAGTTTTATAAATTTTGCAACCCACTCCAATATCACAATGCTTACACCATTGATAAGAAGGTTTACGAGGTTCCATAAAATCTATACTAGTTAATTTACAGCACAAGTTACAATTTCCACATTCTCTTTTATTCATTTACCTTTTTTAAAAGTTGCAACTAAGGTGACACGTTGTCCAAATTTTGGAAATTTTATATAGTGTAATTTGTCATTAAAACACACACCTTGATATTGAATGGGCTTTATTCTTTTTATTATTTTATGTTTCTTATTTACAATAATAGTTTCAGCGTTTTTATCTTCAGCGTCGTTTAAATAAATAATTATTTGATGATGAGGAAATTCATGATCTGTATGCATATCCGTAGTTTCGTGGCCACAATTGTAACAAAAATTTACATTCATTCTATAAAACTTTTCTATGTTAATTTTTTGTTGTTCACAAAACTCATTAATTATATTAATAAATTCTATATAATATTTAGAATTCCAAACTGTACCAGGTTGTCGTCGACTACTCTTGTTCCCATCTGGTCGAGCCAATATAGTATGACTCATAAACTTTTGAGCTTGTGGTTTATAAGGATGCACATAAGAAGGATAGTAAGGAAATACTCCAGGCGCTAGTACAACTTCCTCAATAAATTTTTTACTTTTTTTACTTAAAAAATTTTTACCGTGTTTAAACATTTTGCACGATCTCCGTTGGGTCTATGGCAATATTACCAGAAATGCTAATACGATATTGATTAGATAAATAAAAAGGATAGACACAATGATTTAATCCTGCAGGAAAAAATAACATAGTTCCTTCGTCTTCTGGTTCAAGATTATGATTATCATACCTTACCTTTCCTAAGGCATCTATATAGGTAAATTGAAAAGTATTAGGATGAGAGCTATTAGCATGACTAGCAAAAGGTAATTTTGATTCTTTTTTATAACTTGATGGAATTTTAATCCAAATTACAAATGAGAAAATACCGCCATGATTGTGATTAGGATTAAATTCATGTTTTTTTTGATAATTAACCCAAAACCTGTCTAGTCTAAATTTACAATTTTTAGTTAAAATCTTTGGAACAACATCAACATAATTTTTTGCATACTGATTAATGTGGGGACAAAGAACTTTATTAAAAAAGAAATTATCTTTGTCAATTAAATCATAAGAAGCATTAATATTACCCGCAAGTCTATAGTTTGTTTTTTTCTTATTCTTTTGTTTAGTGTATGTATTTAAACGAGATAAAACTTTATTTGGAAGTTTAGTTTGAATAAAACCTATATTTTTAAAATTTATATTAAACATCTTTAGCCATTCCTTTAGGAACCGCTTGAATATTCCAATGAATAAATCTAAAGGGTTCTTTGCCGTGATCGACTGTGTATTCGTGTTCCATATATCCTGGAAAAATAATTAGGGTTCCAGGTTTAGGTTTAAAATGTATTAATTCATTACCCGACCAAAGATCTTTTAGATTAGGTTTCATTGTTAATTTAGTAGTTCTTGCACCAGTCTTTGGGTCATGGAATACAGGGTGTGATGTTTTTTCGCTGCACTTTAAAAAATAGAATCCTGATACGTGCTGATTAAAATGTATATGTGCAGAATGATGGCCACCACCTTTTTTAGAAAATTCTTGCACCCACATTTCAGAAAACATAGTCGTGTATAAATTCATGTCGTAACCCATTTGATCTAAAAATTCCCAAGACTTTTGACCTATATAATTTCTAAAGTCTAAAAAATTATTATCTTTTGTTAAAGGTGTCGAATGATGTGATGTTCCAAAATCACCGAACTCTTTAATATAATTTTTATTTTTTTTTCTGGCTTCATTAATATATTTATTACTTACTTTGTTTAATGATTTTAAAAATTCTGGTTTATACTCTGTCCAAAAAGATGACCCAAAATAATTACCTTTATGTATCATTTAAATGGGTGTCCTAAATGCCATGCAACAAGTGAATATCGTATTCCTTTCGTTACAGGTTTAACTCTATGCCAAACAAATGATGGAAAAATAATAATAGAACCTTTAGGTAATATCTGTTTACATTTTTTTAAATGTCTATGCTCTTCTCTTAGGTGTGGTTCATAGTCTCTATAATCAAACTCTAATTCTCCACCTTCATATTCTGAACCATCTGTTAATTGACACGTCATAGATAGTTTTCTAATTTTACCATGATCGGGGTCCTTAGTGTTTTTTTTAACATACGGTTTATCTGAACTATCACAATGCCAATCGTAATATTGATTAAGTTTATATTTTGTAAATTGACAAGATTCTGTTCTATTCCATTCAAAATTCCATCCTGCATTTTTATTGGCAGTAAATACGTATGGGTGTAATTCTTTATAAATCCAAGTTTCACTTAACCAAACTAGATCTGAATTTCTTTTTCTTTTTAAATCTAACACTTCTTTTTTATTTAATTTTTTATCTCCAAAACCACTTGTTCTAGCCATTTCATCTTTTTTTGATAAAGCATATTTAATAACTTCATCACAAAATCTTGGTGTTAACGCAGATTCAAAATACCAAAAGTAATTAGATAAATTCATAAGTTATAGTTTGAACAAAATTTAATATATCCTGTTGTTTGTTAGTTAAATAATACATACAGGTTGAAGGAAACATAATAAATTGGTTGTCCTTTAATTTTATATTCCAAGTTCTTCCTTTACGTCTATTATCATCGTAATGTATTTCAACACTACATTCTTGACTACTAACTCCATATAATAAAACGTAATCAGGTGAGTTTCTTAAATCTACTTTATCTATCTGTAACAAAGGTGCTGTAACTTCACCAGGTTTATAAAGATTTCCCCATGTAGCTTTATTAACTAAATTTAAATGATGATTAACTCTTATGTGATCTCGAATATAGGTATTGAGCATGTCCCATGATTTTGAAAATGGAAAATCTAAAGTAGGATTACTTAAATTTTTAAAGGAATGTTTTAAAGTATCTATTGCTAATGTAGATCTGTCAATTTCAAAACCTTTAGGCATCAAAACGTCTCCATAGAATAATGCTATCTCTGTTAATACTTTCTTTTTCATTCTACCTTCTTATAAATGAATAGAGCTAAAATGTCAATTATGCATACTCGTCTGCAAAATCCCATTCCTTAGTCGATTCATTCCAAGTATATTCCCACAAATGAGTCTGGGCTGCATTTTGATTTTGTTGTTCAGTATTTAATGAAGGTTCAGCACCAGCGGGTGATTCCCATTGAGCTGTTGTAGTATTTTTAGTCCAAGAAGTAAAAGGTTTGGGAGGCCAGAAAATATTATTACTTGAGTCCCATGTCATCCCTATAGCAGCATAATTTCCTCTAAATGCAGTCCCGCTTAATTTATGTTGATTCATCGATGTGTTATATGAAGTTTTAATCCAACGATTTGCAGGCCAATTACAATGTTGTTCTAAATAAGCTTGTCCAACAGATTCAGTTTCAACATCAGATTCATTAACTGTATTTGCATCTGCAATTACTACAACTTGTAAGACTACATTATCTTCTGAAATTTTTGCAAAGTGTGCCATAATTTATTGATAGAGATACCTTATTACCACTATTCCTGAACCACCTGTTCCAGCACAAGGGAGACCACCAGCACCTCCGCTGCCTGTATTTACTATTCCATTTAAAACATCATTACCTGGACCACACACAGGTGCATCATATCCACCGCCTTGATCACAAGGAGATCTGCCTCCTTGATTGCCGCCAGCACCGCCAGCATAAGCTACATCACTTCCTGTTATAGTATTGGGTGCACCAGCACCTCCTCTACCTGTTGCTCCAGGAGGACCAGTACCTTCGGCACCTACTTCGGTAGCACCTCCTTTACCATCTCCTCCATCATTTCCTTGAGGGGGACTTACAGGAGGATCATTTCCTGAACCACCTGCTAAAGGAGGAAGGTGTGTTGCGGCTGGGCCGCCACCTCCAGAACCTCCTGGAGATGTAGTAGTTGGAGAGTGCGCTCCTCCACCTCCGCCACCTGTAGAAGTTATAGTTGAAAATACTGAATTTGCTCCATTGTTGCCGCTTTGTTTAGGTCCTGGTCCTCCAGCTCCACCAGCGCCTATTGTGATTGGATAATCCCCATCTGAAACGGGTAAAGCAGTTCCACGTAAAGGACTTGGGCCATAACCTGTTGCTCTATATCCTCCAGCACCGCCGCCTCCAGCTGTACTATCCCACTTTCCGCCACCACCGCCGCCAGCAATTACTAAATAATCTACTGTATTTGATCCTGCACAATTACCAGTAGAACAAACTGTAAAAGTTCCTGAGCTTGTAAATTTATGAATTTTAAAATTTCCGCAAGTAGTAACAGCATCTCCACCAGATGCAGAGATAAATTCAGGTGGTGGACCACCGCCTGAACCAAACCCTAAAATTTGATAACCAAAAGCCATAATTAATATTTTCTATGCATCATTTGCAAGGTCAGTAGTAAAGAATAATTTGACTCCGTGTAGTCTACAATCTCCAGCCATATTATCCTCAGATACATCTCTTCCAATTCTAAAATAAGTAAGTTCGTTGTCGCCTGGAGAGCCAGCAATTGTAACATTGCCACTTTCGGCAGATACTAAACATTCTTCGACAGCACCTTGAGCAGTATCTTCAACGGCTACGGCTGTTCCATAAGCTGTATCAATAGAATCATTGTCTGCAAAAGAAACTCCAGCTAAAGTCAAAGTAACTGTTGTTGTTGCAGCTAAACCAGACCAGAAAAATTGATAAGTCACGACTCCTGAATTCCATGATTTAGGAAAGGCTACTGCAAATTGTGCAAATTCATCACTATCTTTATCAAAATCTAAAACATTCATATCAGGTCTACCTGAAGTTGTTTCTACAGTTGCTAAAGTAGCACAACCATTAGAGGTTGTAGGTGTCATAGCTTGTGCGGGAACCCATATAGTTTGTTTTCCTGCCTGAGCAAGTGTACCCACTCCATCTACTTTATTTAATTCTGCTGCAGTTGATGTAACTGCTGTACCATTAATAGCTAACTTATCCGTTACAATGTTAAAGGTTCCATTGTCTTCAATTCTTGCAACTTCTGTTCCATCTCTTTGTTGGAAGATAATATCTTTAGCATCAACAATAGGTTTAATAATTACATCACTTGATGAATTAGTAATTTTTAAAACTTCTGTTCC